TGGATGGACTTATGCAGCTGAGTTTGATGCAGCCCCAGGAACTTCTGCTTATGCATCATCTGTTGGCGGATCTTTAGACGAAATGCATGTTATTGTTGTCGATGAAGATGGACTATGGACTGGTACGCAAGGAACTATCCTAGAAAGATTTGCGTTTGTATCAAAAGGATCTGATGCTAAGAAATCAGATGGTACTAATAACTTCTACAAAGATGTTATTAACTCTCGTTCAGAATATATCTGGTGGATGGATCATGCCACATTATTAACTAATGCAGGCACGACTTGCGCTGCCAAGACTTTTGCAACTTTAGCAGCAGTATTTACTGGTTCTATTACTACTACTACACTAACAGTCTCTGCAGTCACTGCTGGAACAATTGCAGTTGGCAATACTATTAGTGGAACTGGTATTACCGCTGGCACTACTATTACTGCTCTTGTAAGTGGAACTGGTGGAACTGGAACATATACAGTTAGTGCATCGCAAACTGTTGCTTCAACCACAATAACTACTTCAGCACCAGCAGTGACCAATATTTCATTATCTGGTGGTACTGATGATTTGGCAATAACTGATGGTGAAAAACAATCTGCATATGATTTATTTGCCAATGCTGAAGCGTTTGATGTTTCTTTAGTTCTACTTGGTAAAGCATCTGCCACTGTTGCAACTCATGTAATTAACAATGTATGTGAAAGTCGTTTAGATTGCGTAGCGTTTGTGTCTCCAGAAAGAACAACAACTGGTGATGTTATCGTGGGATCTACTTCTACAGAAGTAGGATATATCACCACTTATCGTGATGCTCTACCAAGCACTTCTTATGCAGTGTTAGATACAGGTTACAAATATCAATACGATCGTTACAATGATAAATATCGCTATATCCCATTAAATGGTGATGTTGCAGGTTTGTGTGCTCGTACTGACTTTACAAATGATCCATGGTTTTCTCCAGGTGGTCTAAATCGTGGTCAAATTAAAAATGTTGTTAAGTTAGCAGTTAGTCCAAATAAAGCACAACGTGATGCACTTTACAAGAAAGGTGTCAATCCTGTTGTTACATTCCCAGGAGAAGGTACTGTTCTCTTTGGTGATAAGACTCTTTTGGCTAAACCAAGTGCCTTTGATCGTATCAATGTTCGTCGTTTATTCATCGTTATGGAAAAGGCAATTGCAACTGCTGCTAAATTCCAGTTGTTTGAATTTAATGATCCATTCACTCGTGCCCAGTTTAAGAGCCTAGTTGAACCATTCTTGCGTGATGTCCAAGGTCGTCGTGGTATTACAGACTTCGTGGTCAAGTGCGATGAGTCTAACAACACTGGTCAAGTTATAGACGCAAACGAATTTGTTGCGGACATTTTTGTTAAGCCAAATCGTTCTATCAACTTTATCACTCTCAACTTTGTTGCTGCTCGTTCTGCGATTAACTTCTCAGAAATTGGTGCGTGATTCTAAGATAAATAAGAAAGAACATAAGGAGATTTAAATGGCAAATATTGCTGATTTTAAGGCACAGATGATTGGTGGCGGTGCTCGTCCCAATCAATTCCGTGTCGAACTAGTATTCCCATCATATGTTTCACTTGGTGTAGTGGCTGGACAACGTGCACAATTTTTGTGTAAAGCTGCTCAGTTACCTGCATCAACTGTAGAAAATATTGGTGTATTATTTCGTGGTCGTCCAGTTAACTTTGCTGGCGAGCGTGTATTTCAACCATGGTCTGTTTCAATTTACAACGACACAACTTTTGGTATTCGCAATGCATTAGAGCAATGGTCAAATGGTGTGCAGAATTATAGCTCTACAAATGGTCGTGTTAATCCAACTGAATATCAAGTTGACTTAAACGTACATCAGTTAGATCGTAATGGTGCAATTATTAAAAGTTATAAATTTGTTGATGCTTATCCAACAACAATTTCTGCTATCGCTTTAGATTACGAGCAACAAAATGCAATTGAACAGTTTGATGTAGAGTTTCAATACAACTTCTTCACTTCAAATACTGGTGCGGATTCTCGCTTTGGTGTCAATGTTTCTGTTGATACTCCAATTGGCAGTTTCCCAGTTTAATAATTAAGGCTATTACATAATGCAATTATTTGGGTTTGAGATAAAGCGTAAGGATGGAGATCAACTACCGAGTGTAGTTCCTCCTAGCCCTAATGATACAGGCGCAACCGTAGTAAACACTGGTGTAAATGCTGGTGGCTACTACGGTATGGTCATGGATCTTGAGGGTGTTATTAAGAATGAAAATGATTTGATTCGTCGCTATCGTGAGGTGGCACAGTATACTGATTGTGATGGTGCTATTGAAGATATTGTCAATGAAGCCATTGTGGCTGATGAAACGCATAAATCAGTTGAGATTGTTCTCGATGAACTTAAAGTTTCAGACAATATTAAAACTAAAATTCGTGAAGAGTTTTATAATGTACTTCGTGTATTAAAGTTCGATGAAAGAGCACATGAAACTTTCCGTGCATGGTATATTGACGGAAGGTTATATTATCAAATTCTTATCGATGAAACAAGAGTTAAGGATGGTATTCAAGAATTAAGATACATCGATCCTCGTAAGATTCGTCGTATTAAGAATATCAAAAAAGAAAGAACACCACAGGGTGTTGAAGTTGTAAAAGAAGTAGAAGAATACTATCTTTACAATGACAAAGGGATTACAGAGCAAACAACACATGGTGTTAAGTTGGCTCTTGATTCAGTGGTCTATGTGCCATCAGGATATGTAGATCCAAATACTGGTATGGCAATGTCTTATCTTCATAAGGCAATTAAACCAGTAAACCAATTAAAGATGATCGAGGACTCTCTTGTCATCTATCGTATCAGCCGTGCGCCTGAACGAAGAATTTTTTATGTTGATGTGGGTAATTTACCTAAGTTGAAAGCAGAACAGTATGTAACGGACATTATGAATAAGTTCCGTAACAAGATTGTTTATGATGCAACAACTGGCGAAACTCGTGACGATCGTAAACATCTTTCTATGATGGAAGATTTTTGGATGCCTCGTCGTGAAGGTGGTAAAGGCACTGAGATCACTACACTTCCAGGTGGACAAAACTTAGGTGAGATTCAAGATATTGAATACTTCCAACAAAAATTATATCATTCATTGAATGTACCAACTAGCCGACTACAGCAGTCTTCTGGCTTCAGTATTGGTCGTTCACAAGAAATTACTCGTGATGAAGTTAAGTTTAATAAATTTATTATTAGACTGCGCAAGAAATTTAATGCATTGTTTAATAATGCACTGCGAGTTCAGTTAATCTGCAAAGGTATTATTCGTCCAGATGAATGGGATGAACTTCGTGTTAATATTAAATACGATTACATCGAAGATAATAACTACGCTGAACTTCGTGACAGTGAAATTATGCAAGCCAGAATGGGCTTACTACAAATTGTAGATCCATTTGTTGGTAAATATTATTCACAAGACTGGGTTAAGAAAAACATTCTTCGTTTGGATGATAAAGAAATTAAAGATATCCAGAAACAAATGGATAAAGAACAACAAGTTTTAGTGCAGCAAGCAGAGTTACAGGGACAAGTTCAGTTAGCAATGCAGCAACCTACAATGGATGCGCAAGCCCAGCAACAACAAGCAATGCAACAGCAACAAGCTGCACAGCAACAACCTCAGCAAGATCAAGGTGCTCAAGATCAAGAAGCTGATGCTGAAGCTGAACAAGAAGATACACAACAGAGCAAAGGTAAAGTTACCAAATTAAAAACTGGTACTTGGCCAAATTAATAGGAGAATATTATGAGTGAAGCAGTACAAAATTTAGTCCAAGCAATTAGAGCTGGCGATGCACTTGAGACAGAAAATGCATTTACAGATGCAATGGCAGAAAAGTTATCTACTCGTTTAGATGGCATGCGTCAGTCAGTTGCACAGAGTATGTTTGCGCAAGCAACAGAACAAGAAGCAGTCACTGAACCTACTACAGAAGAGTAATGCGTTACTACGAATTTACAAAATCTCTAAAAAGATCTGATGTTGTTGAAAGCATTAGGTCTTATCTTCAGTTAATTGAAAGAACTGAAGATGATAAGATTTTGATAAATGGTATTGAAACAGAGTTTACGAGTTTAGAAGAAGCAAGACAATACATTAAACAAGATTACATTTCGCATCAATTAGAAGAACAAGTATCAAAAGATCTATACGAGGAACTATCAGAACATACTGTCGCAAATATTATTAAAGAATATCACGATATCAAAGTTACCGATACATTAATCGAAAATTATATAAAACTTGCTTCTTCCCATATGTTTAGTGTAGACCCAGTTGTTCAAGGTATTCGTTCTATTAATAAACTTGATCGATTGATTGAAGGTAAATTGCATTATGTTCTTAATGATGAGTCAATTGTAGCAATTGGCGAGC